TAGATTTCTTATAAAGCTCTAAAGGAATTGCTCCGATAGTTCCACACAATAGATTGCGACAGCGCATAAGTGCTGGGACGGAGATCGCTTCGCTTCTGCCAATGAAAGCATATTGAAACGGCATTGCATAAGGTGAATACTCACCGAGCACCTGAGGTGCGGACTGAGCTTGTAATTGTGGCTTAGGTTCAAGCCCGAATGTCTGCAAGATTCTACCCATAGACAGAAACTATAGCATTTGTCAAGCAATTAGACAATGTGATATGGGTGTGTCTAAGTAAAGATTTGTGGTTTAGGTTGCGGGATCATTAACTTGCTGACGACCATAGCCAAGCCAATAGGGGCTGAGATATCTCCAGCACTCTTTCGCTTGATGATTCTCCAAGCCGAATCATTGACCTTAGCTGCGCAGTTATTCATCTGCTGGATCAGTTCTTCTTGCCCATTATGGATAACTCGATGATTGACCAAGCCTTCTAATAGATCTCCACAGGCTTTGTAGAATTGCTGACCCGAAACATCCTCGACCATAACTCCAGCATTTGCTAGGCGATCTGCGATTGTCTGGGTGGCATACTTGTCATAGCAGACTAGCCGTGGTTTATAAATGTCGCACCATGCCTTTATACTTGCTGCCATCTTTAGCTCATCGATAGCAACCTGAGAGCTGTAAGTCTCCAAGATTCCGATGCCAATCCTCCCATCTGGGAGTAGCTGTCCTGCGACTAATGATCCGTTCCTGCGTGAAGGACTGACATCGAAACCGAATACAGTATAAGCCCCTGGACTCATTTCCAGCGTGTTATCCGATGTATCTTCTAAGATTCCATGTGGCCACGGACTGCTTAGCGAATCGATCCACTGGCAAAGAGTCTCAGTACGCGTGTTCTCAATCGGTGAAGTAGCAATCGCCTCCTCAATCGCCTCCTCTGTGATGGTGTATCCCAGAGAGGGGTTAGCCAAAGCCCATGCATTGCGATCGTCTATCTTGCAGTATTGCGGAGCTGAGTATTCATAAAATCCAAAAGACTTGGGTGGATAGTCGATAGCTCTTTCTCGTAAGTCGTTGAGTACAGTGCTGAAAGCGTCTCCTGCATTAGAGGTAAGAAGCGTTTGAGAATTTGGGTGAGCTCTAGTTGTAGGAGTAGCAGCTCTAAATCCATCTTCTGTGATCTCTCGGACTTCATCGATGTAGAGCAGTCCATTGACTGATCGACCGCGAGAGCCGTCTCTAGTTGCTGCGACAACATCAAGCCTTGCTCCAGATAGCATCTCAATAGACTCTGTGCCGTTGGCGTGTCTGATCTGTTTAACGAATCCTTTAAGGTGGTCATTGGTCTCCAATAGGCTGGTTACTTGTCGGAATGTGTCTAGTGCCATGCTTCTGTTCGAGCTCATGATAAGGACATTGGTGTTCCACTTAATCAAGTGTGCAAGGATTAACATACGCGCCAGATGTGTCTTACCATTCTGACGAGCGACCAAGATGAGGTTTGTCTTACGAATCCAAGAGCCTTTTTTGTCCACAGTGAGCATGTCCTTGAGCACAAACTCCTGCCACGGCATGAGATCCATCTTGACTATTGCGCATAGATCTTTAACATCTTGCAGCTTGTTTTCGCCCTTGAGAAGTGGACTGTGAAGCCGTGGTTTAGTTGCCCCTCGTAGGGCTTTGGACTTTCTGGGCTTAGTTGTCATTGATCTGGATCAGGTCGGAGCTTAAAAGGACTATCCAGCATCGTCTCGGACTGCATCGGGGAGGTATAGGTTGAAAAGACAGGGGGGGTAGCCGTCTGTGCTAAAAAAACGCCATCATTGAGCGCACCCTTGCGCAGGTTGCATGACTTGCACAGCACCCTCAGATTCTCAAGGCTATGATCGCCACCCACCTTGCGTGGAATCACATGGTCAATATGCATCTCGCCCTCATCTGTTCCACATATCTGGCAGAAGCGACCATCACGCTTGAACACGCGTTCACGCTGCTCTCGATACCTACGAGAGTTCAGCTTATCTATAGCCATTAGATCTCATCATAACAGTTACCGCATAACCACCAAGCATGCACTTGCATGAGCTCTGACTCTGGTGTGTCAGTCTCACATCTGGTGCACTTGATAGTGCATTCATCTAATGCCATCCCTTAGCCTTCCAATGTGCAAGGGCTATGCATGGTTCACCATACCTATGCCCTATGTACTTCAATCCCCATTGTATCTGCTTATAACCATCAACCCTAGATAGATACTCACTGCGCCCTTGAGGAATACCATGATGTGATCCATTACGAGCCAATGGTCTCCAGTTGCTTTCCTTTGTATAAAGTATCTCTAAACACTTGAACTCTTTATAGTTATAGCCTAATGAATGTAAAGCATATTCTTTATAGCTTACATATTGCACTGGTTTAGATCCACCTGCATCAGGCATGATGCATAGAGCTATCCCAATAGCTACTAGCACCCCGCGAGCTACGCCCCTAAGGGGCTCGCGGTGAGCCTTTGAGAGGCTCTGCCGAGTTAGCGTACCATCGCTGTCAAATCCATTTGTATAAGTCCTGCTCAGAGCGGTGTTTCGTTTCATAGTTCCTCCTAATCACCGGCTGTGGATAAGTTCTGTGGATAACTATTTATCCGTACTATAGAAGCCTTTACCCTTGAAGTGTGTAGCTGCTGCCCCTATAACTTTAACCATCGGTTCATTACAATAGTTGCACAAGATCACTGGTCGATTGTTCCATCCGTGATTGATCTCTTGATTAAGATTGCATCTGGTGCATTTGTAATCATAGGTTGGCAAGTTAAGCACTTCCTTATCATGTATGACCCACATCCAGAGCATCGGTCTATGTCTGCCTCTGTAGGTTCTTTGTCTAAATGACCGTATCTTAATATGAGTAGTGGCAAGAGATCCTCAAGTCGAATGATCGCGGCATACTCACGCGCATCTTCACCCTGTCCGTTGAGTCTGATAACCCCAAAGCCTAATTCCCCCGAAATGGCTGTACGGCTTTTCAGCTGTGCTAAATATGCCTTAGGTTGAAATCCAGCGCGGGCTTTGACTTCAACATCGAATGGCACATTAACAATATCCTTGCCACTACCCCTTCCGACACATGCGCCTTGCCATACAGTCGATAGGTACTGTGCGACAACACGCTCTGTGCGGAAACCTCTGTGTTTCCTATGCTGACTCATAGGTGATGCTTGTTCTCACAATTCTTGCAGAAGAATAGGACTGCACCATCATGGATGCGATCATACTCATTAACTTGAGCGAATGAATCGCAGTCCGAGCAATTCTCCACGCCACCATATCCGCTAAAGCTGTATATATGGCGATCTACTGGAGATCTATAAATCTCATCGAAGTTAAACTTAGCCATTGACTGTGCTGCATTTCAAGCATTGCCATGAGACTGTTCCATTAACAGCATCTTGAGATAAATCAACCAGGTTTTTAATCTGGACTGGCTCATTGCATAACTGACATGGGACAAAGGCTGACATTAGATCGACCCACTCGCCATTTATCTTGATTCCGATGTTACCCATTAAACTCTCGCTTTCTGTGGTTGGAACTTTCCGTCTGATCCCAAGGTGTACCACTTGGTAGGGCATCTATGTGCCGATGAGATCGCTGTATTACAGAAGTAGCCACCCCATGCTTTGCCATTCTTTTCACCTTCACGCCACTGCATGTGTCCATGCTCGCATGATGGAGCTTCTACTGCCTCGCCTGTTCCCATGATCGCAGCTACATTCTCCATAGCCTTTTCAAGTGTGACAGGTGCATCGACTACGCCCCGATATTCGCCAACAGGTGTAGTCCAGTAATCCTGATCATCTGCCTTGACATCTTGAACTGGTGGCTTTACTACTTTTGTAGCAACGACTTTAGTCATTTCTTCTCGGCTTGGTCTCTTTCCTTTAGGCGCATAACCTGCATTTGCAAGTGCTCTGCCGATTGCCGAAGTCTCGCAATTCTCCAGTGCTGAAGTCTGATTAACGCCTCGGCTAGTAACTGTTTCTTCAGCGTACCCTGTTGCCCATGCAACGCCATCTTCAGCATTCTTAAATAGATAAGCTTTAACGATGTATCGAGAAGCCTCGACAACTTCCAACTCAGTAGATATACGAAACGAAGGATAATCCTTAATAAACTTTTCAAGTCGAACCTCCACTGGTTCATAGTCGGCTAAATTAAACATAAAGTTCATTCTCCTCTGTTGCTAGTTGCCCTGCGAGTGCTCCATAGCTGCATAGATCGACCCAGTTGTCGATGTGTTGGGCTGATTGATTAGTCCGTGCAAGTTTAACGAGCACCATGATCCCTGCGACTTGATAATCGTGGATCGGTGTCTGTAGGTATGCACTGAGGAGCATTGCGGTGTGTTGCAGGTTATCCGCAGGGTGACCATACGATAGCCCACGATCGCGGATTGTGTCTGTTGCGGTAAGTAGGATCTCATTAGCGCGCATCTGTTGTCACTCGCTGAAATGACTTAGCCACGATTAGCCCCTCGCGCTTGCCTTCGTTAAAGCCCTTAGCCCAGCCTACTAAATACCATAAAGCATTAGCTGCAAGTAGCAGCACAATCATTGGCATCTCAAAGCTCATTGTATTTCCTATCTGCATCCAGTGCCCTCGACTGGCTTACAGAATTAGTGTGACAGAAGTGACCGACTAATCAAGCACATTCTGATAACGAAACGATAACGATTCTCCCTCGTCCACGGCATCATCTAAGCTGCGCTTGATATCAGGCGTAAAGTCGTCCATATAGGGTAAAGGATCCGTCCTTGTTAATAGGCACTAAGAATGGGCTAACTCGATCTCCATGTGTCTCAATGACTGCCACAGACATCTGCCAATTAGCACTGCCAGCCTTGAGATAAGAGGCTTTCTTCTTGTCCATGACATTTCCTGCCTCTAAGCCCCAAAGAGTCCTGTATTGGCTTCCTAAGCCTTCTGTATAGGCACTGATTCCAGCCCTGTGAGTGTGTCCACAGACTACAGACTTGCCGAACTTTTTAGCCAAGCCAAGAGCTGTAAGTCCAGCATTGGAATTCATCGATCCTTCGTCTCCGTGGACTAAGACCCAGCCTTTATGGAACTCGAATGGCTTTTTATGAAAACGAATCCCCAAGTCATTGAAACCCATAAAGCGGGAGTACTCGAGTTCTGGAAGTCCGATGAGGCTAGGAGCTCCTCTAACGAGAGTGTGGTATAGACGATCGGTGTGGTTGGATCGAGTGATGTCGGTAGTGCCGAGATCCCAGAGGATGTTTTGAGCGAGACTTCGATCATGATCTAGCTGCCCTTCATATTCCAGATGTGTGCCTTTAGCCCACTTGGACTGGCTCTGCATATCAAGCTCATCGCCTGTGTTCAGGATTAAATCGAACTTCTCGCGCTTTACTAACTTGATAAGATTCTTAACTGCTTGCTCATGATGATATGGAATCTGTAGATCCGAGATCACCAAGTATCTGCGTTTAGTCATCATCCTCATCTTCGTAATCCCCGAACTTCTCAGGGTCAATGGGATCAGGCAGAATCCAGTGAGGATAGGCTTGCGGTTCTGTGATCATGAACATGGCAATGTCCTCTGCGAAACCTGCTCGCTTTAATGAACAGAAGTACTCATAAAGTCCAATGCAATAAGCATCGAGCTTTGAGTAACCTTGTTCCTCTAACGCCTTAGTTGCTTTTCTTGCCATAAGAAAATTATCGCTCTAGAAGTATGTTATAGATCTCATCGACACGCGAATGCAGTCGCTTAATCTCTGCTAGTAAATGAGTAATGACAAAGCCCGACAAGCCACCAAGTGTGACTAGCGTGGCGATGTAGAGCTGAAAGAAATCTGCTTGGCTCACTTTTTAGGGCTCGCATAACCGAACACGCCTGATAGCACTGCCCATAGGATTGCGCGATAGTCAAGGTCAAAGTTACTTGATGCCCATGCAGCAAGGAATGCTCCACCGGCAAGGATGACAGGGTTTTTCATGTTCTTCATTATTCTCCACCTAACATAGATACTTGAAAAAAAGCACCATCATTGTCAGCTTCTTTCTTAAAGCTAACATGCATGTGCTTAGTGTGTTTGTTAGCCCCTGTGTACTTGCGCCATTTCCAATTAAGGATTCTGGAGCAGATTCGTCCATCATAAATGATGTAACTAATACGCTTGTCTTTCTTGGATCTGGACAAGGTACGAAGCTGATCAGCAAGATCTCCCATGATGTCTGGCTTGCTACCCTTGAATAAGTCTTTGTCCACATCAATGGCACGAACCCAGCCCTGCTCATCTGGATTATGATCTGACTTGCGAGCAGCGTGTCGGGTATCACCGATCCAACCATCCGATGCGCGGTCACGATCTGGGAACGAGTCATCGATCTGCTCTCTTAACTGGACAGCAGCTTTACTTAACTTAGGCTTCACCTAAAATCCGAGAGACTTCAAATCGTCTAGATCTAAACCAAGTGCAACAAGTTTTGCTATTGCTGCTTCTTTTGCTGCAACAGCTGCTGCTTTTTGCTCGGCTTTCCAAGCATCGAACTGTGCAAAGCCAGCCTCAAATGCTTCTTTTGTGATCGGTTGTGCTTCAAAAAACTCAACACCATCCCAGGAATCGCCATTGATAACCCAACCGCCATCAGGTAATAACATACCTAAAACATCTGCACCTGTTGCCATCATTATGCTCCAATTTCCATAAGAATTATTTGAGATGATCCTGCACCATCTGCCTGACACAAAACCTGCACAGTAGAATTAGTGCTGCAAAATGTTGTTTTATATGTACAAGCAGATGTCGTTGCTGGCTCATCCAAATAATTAATGCTTGCTCTTTGCTGTTGCAGCAGTGCGCTAACTGTTTCCAATAGAGTGCTATCTGCCAACAAAATTGTGGTGCCATTTCTTACTAAACGCAAGCTCATTGATGTAGCCGAGTTTGAATCATTTTTAGTCACTTTTTGTGCTACCAAAACCAACACTTTGCTTGAAGCAGACGATGGGGTGATTGTGGCAGTTAAATTAGTATCAACAAAAGTATTTGTCGAGGAAGCAACAGTTGTTGTGGTAGTTCCCATGATTACCTGTAAAACTTTGCCACCGCCAGCAGCTGTAGCCCACTTCAATCCTGTCGCAGTAGTTGAATCTGCTGTTAGAACTTGACCATTTGTGCCCACTGCTAAACGAGCGGGTGTGTCGTTTGCAGTAGCTGCAATGATGTCACCCTTAGCATCAACGATTGAATTCTGAATAGCGTTTGAGTCATCCTGTGCAACCCATGAGAAATCCATGTCTGTTCCAGATGCCTTAGCAAGTACCTGACCTGTAGTGCCACCTTTAAGATCTAGCAGTGAAGCATCGATTGCATCGCCTAGACCCTCAATAGCGGTTGCGCCATCCTTGACTAGGTCTGTACTGGTTGGTACTGGCCAACCAAAATTAGGGGTTGTTGTTGCCATTAGGTTAGAGCTCCGATCGCTTTAGACCACTGTAGTGTACCATTTACGCCACTCCAGATGGTGTTAGTTGGAATTACTGTTGCCCATGTCGGGGCTATAAGAGAGAAGTCTGTAGGTGAGACATAGATAGTTGCATCCACGAATGTTGGTGTGGCTCTCATAGAGATGCCCTCTACAAAGCCTGAGAAGTACCCCTCGAACATGTTGAAGGGTAGGTTAGTGATAACTACTGGCTCGCCAAAAAATAGGTTAATTAGGTCATCTCTAAGGGCATCTGGCATATTAGGATTGTCAAGTCTAAAAGTAATCTGATCTAACTGTGTTCTAGGCACTGAGCGCAGGGCTAGATCGCGCTCGATGATGTCCTCGATATCTGCCAGAAAGCGGATATTGGAATCGAATGATCTTTGATAGCGACCATAGGCAGTGATAGAAGCATCATCTGTAGCTGAGTAGGTGCTGCCGTAGTCATTGCCAT